CGTAATCGTTGGGAATGTCGAGTTTCATAGCGCCTTTTTGTAACCAGGTTTTCCCCGCAGCGATCCGCGTGCCGACCGCTAGCCGCAGCGGGGATTTGCGAGGTCTTTGGAACAGGCGCGGCTTGTTTGCGAAATCGCTAGGATTTCGTTGCCCGATCATATATGGATGACCAGAGGACGGGCAGCAGTTAACCAAAAGCGCAGTCTCGACAGAGAGTCTGAGAAAGCGGAGCCCAACCAGCGTTAACGCGAGATTCCGAGCGGGTGCGCCCAGCAGACGTCACAAGAAGTAGTGTACCGCGTGACCTCGTTCCACCGCATGAAGTAAGCAGGGAGATCGCCTCAGCCATATCCAGCGACTAATAGCCGCCGGAGACGGATTCGCCCGGCCGGGCGGCAGTTAACCCAAACGTGCAGCCCTCCACGGAGAGTCTGAGAAAGCGAAGCCAATTCTCAGTTGGCGCGGCATTCAGGCCGAGTCCGCCAATCAGACCTCACATCTGGAGAGAGGGTGATCCCACCACATATCGGCCATTCAGGTCGTCTGGTAGTCTTGGCGAAGCTACTAAACTTTTTCGGAAAAGTGCCAATAGATGGTGTATGCGACTAAGAATCTGGAAAGAACGTCTGCTGCACAAGCTTTCTAAACAAATCGCTAATATTCACCGGCGTTTAGATTCTAAGCCGGGCCGGCCAAGAACTTCATCTGAACGTAATGTTTTTTCGGAAAGCTGCCGATCAATCAAGTATGTCGCTATGCCGCGCGCTTGACTGCTTGAGTTTGAAATCTGCCGAGCAGATTTAGCGGCCGTCGCTAACCGCTTTTCAGAGACCCCAAAGTGGACCGACGTTGGCGGAAGCCCGTCCGGCCTTGCCGGGGAAGCGATGTATCAAGTACAACCGGCCTCGCGCGAGCCGTGTGCGGATGGCACTGCCGTCCCCACTGAAGAGCGTGGCCTGAGAAGGCTACCGGGATGTGCCCTGCCAAAGGGGAGGAAACAATCTTCTCCCTTAGGAAGAGCTCAAGCCCACCTACGCAACCCGATTCGTAATCGGAAGCCAGACGGATAAACCGTTCGGCTGTTGAAAAAACGAATTTCAAAAAACAGGAGCTGGCATGGAAGTCCAAATGTGGGCGATCGAGAAGTTAATGTTTTACGCGCGTAACCCGCGCAAGAATGAGGCTGCCGGGGGAACCGCTTATGATCCGTTTCTGGGGTCTGGCACGACGCTCGCCGCGGAACTTACCGGCCGCGCGTGCAATGCAATCGAGCTTGACCGTAAGTATGTCGATGTCGCCATCGGGCGTTGGCAATCCCTAAGCGGACAGAAGGCTGTTTTGGAGGGGAACGGCCGGACGTTCGCGCAAATCGCCGACGAGCATTCGGGGGAGGTGTGGGATGCCGCGGCCTGAGGCGAACATCGACTTAGAAGAGCTCGAAAGGCTTTGCTCAATGCAGTGCACGGACGAAGAGATTGCAGCGTTTTTGCGGGTGAGCACGCGCACGATCGAGCGGCGGCGCAAGGTACAGAGTTTCCGGGAAGCAATGGAGCGCGGAAAAGCCAAGGGGCGGATCTCCGTGCGCCGGAATCTGTTTCGTCTGGCGACCAACGGAAATCTGGGAGCCAACATCTTTCTGGCCAAGAACCTTCTCGGCTACAAGGACGTGGTATCGAACGAGCACTCGGGGCCGGAGGGAGGGCCGATTCAGATGAGCCTCGGCGATGTGCTGCGCGGGCGCAAGAAGGCCGGGGAGGAAAAAGACAATGAAGCTCGCTGAAGTTTACGATCTGGCTGGCGAAGTCTCCCAGTTTCGGGACGATCCCCTGGGTTTCGTAATGCATTGTTATCCGTGGGGCCAAGGTGAGTTAGCGAACTGCAAGGGACCGGATGCGAATCAGAGAGAGTTTTTGGTATCTCTGGGAAAGGAAGTGCGCAAGCGAGCCTTTGACGGCCAGCACGCCGTCATGCCCATCCGCATGGCCGAATCGAGTGGCCATGGTACGGGCAAGAGCGCCCTGGGGGCGTGGATTGTCAACTGGATTCTGAGCACGCGGCCATGGTCGATCGGGACGGTGACGGCAGGAACGGCCACGCAGCTAGAGGAGCGCACTTGGGCAGCTGTGCAGAAGTGGACTCGGCTGTGCATCACGGCTGACTGGTGGGAGCTACAAAGCACAGGCATCTATATCAAGCAAGAGTTATGCCAGGCTCACGAGAGTGCCCATAACTGGAAGGTGGTGGCGCAGACCTGCAGAGAAGAAAACGCGCAGAGTTTCGCAGGCCAGCACGCCGCCACCAGCACCTCCTGGTATCTGTTCGACGAAGCCTCGGCCATTCCCAACAGCATCTATGAAGTGGCCTACGGCGGATTGACCGACGGCGAGCCGATGATGTTTGCCTGGGGACAACCGGAGAGGAATACGGGCGAGTTCCATAAGATCTGCTTCGGCTCGCTCGCCGAACGCTGGAACCATCGCCGGGTCGACTCGCGGACGTCGCTGTTCACCAATAAAGAACTAATCGCCGAGTGGGAACGCGACTACGGGGAAGATTCCGACTGGTTCCGTGTGCGCGTGCTAGGGCTTCCGCCCACGGCCGACGAGCTGCAATATATCGATTTTGCCAGGATACAGACGGCGCGGAAGCGCGGGGTAGAAGTGCTCCGCGACGAGCCGCTTATCGCGGGCTTTGATGTTTCGGGGGGTGGCGCGGCCTGGAACGTGATCCGGTTTCGGCGCGGGTTGGATGCGCGGACATATCCGCCCATTCGTATTACCGGCGAGCAGGGCCGCGATCGAGCCGTATTGATTGCTATAGCGTCGGAGATTCTCCGGTGCGGGGTGAATGGCCAGCCAGTGGCCGCGATGTTTGTCGATTCGGCCTTCGGAGCGGCCATCGTCGAGCGACTCAAGACAATGGGTTTTCGCAACGTGCACGAAGTGAATTTCGGAGGCAGCGCTCCCGATGTTCATTGCGCCAACTACCGCGCGTTCATGTGGCGTCAGATGAAGGACTGGTTGGGGAACGGAGCCGTAGCCGATGACGAGCGTTTCGCTCAGCAACTCGGCTCGCCAGGCTACCACATCAACCGCTCCAATAAGCTAGTGATCGAAGCAAAGCAGGAGATGCAGAAGCGTGGCTTAGCGAGTCCAGACGACGCCGATGCGCTAGCGCTTACTTTTGCTCGCGCCGTGGCCCTCGTCGCGCCGAAGCGCCAGAGTCGGCCCGTCGGGCACCTGAGCCCGTGGATGTAACAAAATCTTCTGAAACATGAGCCGCTGCTCTTGCCAATCGATTCGGCTCACAATCGGCCGCAGGTTTCTTTCGTTGAGGCCCATACGGTTCGGGAGGAAAAGGATCTGCTCCTGAATATCGGGAGCGAAGTCGAGCAGCTTCATGATCTGGGTCATTCGGGCTCGCGTCACCCGACCGAGACGGGCGAGTTCGGCATAGTCCCTAAACCCTTCTGCACGCAACAGTCCGTCAAACCGAATCGCGAGCGCCATGAGCCGGGCGACGCGAGGGACAGTAGAGTCACTGCTATCGGTCGGCGATGGATGAAACCTTGCAGGATTCTCTCGCCGGCTTCCTTTGCGCGCACGAAAATCGAGCGCATATGTGATCTGCTCACTTCCGCTCACGCTGGCACCTTCTCTCCCGGCGCTCGGAGCCGAATGGAGATCTGCCGGGCGGCTCCGTCGTAAGCTACTCGCTCGACCAGGCCTCCTATTACCTGGACCTGCCGGATGCGATCCATCTGTTCCCACTCCGCAGCCGCAAATAGTGCAGGTTGGATCTCCCGCAGCCGGTTCAGAACCGATCCTTCAATGTCGCGGGCGGAAAGGGATTTAGATGGACGCACTGCCCAGCCTTTGCGCTGCGCATTCAAGCAAACATAATAGAAATACGTTCGATCGTGTTTGCTCGAATGGGAGTACACCATCCGCGCCGCGCAGGACTGGCAATAGAGCAGTCCCCCCAACAGAGCCAGGTGTTTATTCCGCGATCTGGCGTACGTCGCTGCCGCCGGATGAGCGATCAGCTGTTGAGCCCGTTCCCATGTGCCGAGTGCAAGAATGGCGGCGTGCTCGCCCGGGTACGGCTGGCCCTTGTGCCGGATCGCTCCCGTATAAAGAATGTTGGTCA